GTCCTCCAGGCAACGTAGTAATTTCAGTACCACGTCCACCCTCTCTACGAGGCAACCAGAAATCTTCAAGCATACTCATATGCTTTTTGTCATCACGCATCTCGCCAGTTGCGGAATCATATACAAGTTTGTTGCGATAGCGAGACATGACATCACGCAAGTATTGTTCTGCTTTTACCTTAGGTAGATTACCAACATCAATGTAGAAAATTCTACGTTCAGGAGCACGGGACAATCTGTAGATAACAATTGAATCTTCAATCATTCTAAGTTGATTGAGTGTCTTGATTGCCTTGTGAAGGAAACCAAGAGTCATTCTTTTGTTTAAATCTTGTAGACCAGATGGGCAATATGTAATTGAATCAGTTGCCATCTTCACACCCTGTGAAAGAGACATATCACCAATTGGTCCTAATGCGCCACCTTTGTAAAAACCTTTGGGATTGTATAAAAAATAATCAACAAACGTTCCGTATTCATACTCAAGCGCCGTGCCTTTGATTGCTGCACGAGCAAGAGAATCTTTCGGAGCATTATCAAGTTTTTGACGAACCTTCTTGATCTTCATTGGATCAATGTATCGAAGTTCCGTAATACCTTTCCTTGGATTATCTAAGTCTATAACTTTATGATAAAATAACCTTCCATCAATATACCAAGTTCTGACAATCTCATGTGCGCGATTGTCAAAGTTTAATAAACGTTTGATATACTCAAATTCATTACGAATTTTATTTTTTACTCCAGCACCAACACCTAGGTTATCTAGATTGACTTGCACTGGAGAATCGTAAGCATCACTTACGATAAACTCATTTACAACTTCATCTACAGCACTATCCACTTCTGGGTGAATTGCCATATCGCGATAACGACGGATCATCTCAAACTCATTGCGAGCTTGATTATCCGTATCTACATATGTTCCATAATATCCACCAGCGGCTACTGCAACTGGATCTTCAGCAGAAGGAGGGACAGGAGATTGACCTCGCTGCCCCTCTTTTCTGTTAATTTGGAAGCCAAATAATTGACTCATGATTATCTGTTCAATAGTTGATCGTTCAACTATTTATCAGACTACAGGAATGCCAGAAACTCCGTCTCTGGTTCCACCTTCTGCAGTGAAGTAGGAATATTGCCACTCAACCGTAAATTCTTCGATCTGATCATTGCTATCATAAGCAAGATCAATTGGAGAAACGTTGGTTGGGAAACAATACTTGAGGGTATATCTTCTTAGGATAGAACCTTCTTCACTTGCATCTTTCTCTAACTGATCTACTTTGAGATCTGCCATGTAACCATCTGTAGTTGATGGTGTGAAAAGAGGCGATGTGTTTCCTTCGTGGGTGTTGATATTGTTCGCCCATTCTTCAAAGAAAGAACGAAGTTTGAAGTCCTTATCATTGAAGAAGGTTGCAGTCCAAGTATCAAAGGTGCGGTCACCAGCGATCTTGACTGTTCTTCCACGGAAAGGAACTTCTACGATTCCCAAGTTTGATCCTGGGAGTGCAGCAGACTTACAAAGTACATTTGAAAGATCCAAATCTGAACCTGACTTTGAAAGGGATCCTGGGAATTGAATATCCACCAGGAACATATTGGGCTTTACACCTTGCCCAATAGTTTGTAGAAAATTTGAAACGTTTGACAGTGCCATTTGTATTTACCTCGTAATTGTTATCTCTGTAAATTAGTTATCATCTACCGATGACTTCCGCGAACGAAACGCCCGTTCTAGTAGCAGTTACAGTAACTGTTACAAAATTAATAGAGCGGGTAGGCTTGAGGTAGAGTTCAGCAACAAACTCGTTTCTATCAATAATTTCTGGTGTATTGTTTGACTCATCGCAAACAACCAAGAAATCAGTTAGACCTCTACGTGCCTGTACCTCAGAAAGGTATGAAGACATAGCAGAAGCAAATGCATTACGGGTTGTGCTGTCGTTTTGCTCAAAGAGTACGCCTTCTGCTAGACCTTCTGCTCTCTTCTCTACATTGAGGAAGAGACGGCGAACATTAATACGATCGAATGCAGAGGGAGAAGCAAGACCTGTCTTATCTCCAAAGAGAACAGGACCAGTACCAGGCATCGAAACGATTGGGTTGATTCTATTGCTGTAAAGATCGTCTCTCTGTGCCTTGTTAGGATTGAAAGCGAGTTTTACAACATTTTGAATACTACCACGGTTTAGACCAGCTGGTGAGAACCAATCATCCAATTGGGTGGAAGTTGATACGCATAGACCAGCAACATCACCATTACATCCAATGTAACGATACTTGTCATTGAATCTGTCATAGGTATACTTGACTCCACTATCCAGAACAACATAGGAAGAAGATCCAATGTTATCAAAAGATTCGATTGTCTTCTCTAGTTGTAGAGCAGGTGTCAAAGCATTACCGCCACTAGTTGCTACTTGAGCACCAGTCCAAGGCGAGAGGAATGCGATACAATCTTTTCTGCTATTAGCAATAGCAGCAACCGCAGCTGCTTTGGCGTTTGTGTCTGTCTCGTTAGCAGCATCGCCACCCATGAGAACAAAGTCAACCGTGGTTTGCTCGGTATCGAGGAACATGTCATATGCTGCTCCAATTTCTCCAGCAGTATATGCATAGTCATCATCACCACCACTCAAAGCACCACCAGCAGTTGAAAATATCAATGCCATTGAAATTGGTGAAGCAGCAGTAGCACCTATCGATGCGGCAGTAACACCAGTAGCAGCTCCTAGTTGAGTTACTTCTACAGAAGAAAGTGAATCACCAGCATAAACGTTGGCGGAATACTCATTTGTGTAATCCTTCCAATATGCAGAAGCACCTTCTGGTGTCTTTGCATCAGTAATCTTAGAAAGATATGTCATTCTTTCTACGATTGTATTTGTTGCAGTATTGACAACTGCGATATGTACTTCATCATCCGAAATGAAACGCTCTGCCGCGAAAGCAGAAGTACCAGGACGAGGAGCAATTGCCTTGTATGTTAGACCTGTGTCAGCAATTGGAAGTGAGTTCCAATCGGAAGCAGTGAATGTAGATTTAGTAAAACCGTTACCAGTTACAGCGGTTGTTCCTGTTGCTTCTCTGATGCCAACTGTATTAGCATCAATAACAACGGTAACTTCGTGAGTATTTGTCGTACCATCATCTACTGCATCGCCAACAGCGAGACCATGACCAGATTTAGTCATTTTTGCTGTAGCAGCTCTGTCAACGATAACAACTCTTAGATCGTTGCCGTCAGCACCAGCGTAACGAGCAGCAAATTTTTCTGTAGTTACTCCAGCATCAAATGCATCCTTATCAGAAATAAGAACACCAGTGCCAGATTCTGTTGCGTTAGTAACTGCAGTAGCAGCACGAACAACTGCAAGTTGTCCGCCGTAGCGGAGAAATTCTGAAGCAACCAACCAATCTCCAGCGTTAGCCTCGGATGGTGCGCCGAACACATCAATAAGTTCTCTTTCAGAACCAACTTGTACAATTTTGCCTACTGGTCCAGTGCGAAATGATGAAGCAATAGCAGCACGAATTGCGCTATTGCCTACAACCACAGCATTGGAAAAATCACGTTCCTTAATAACAACACCAGGCGAGACTTGACTTGCCATGTTTTATACCTCTTTAGATATCAATTTTATCTAAATCTATTTAGATTTTTGAATGCTTCAGAAGTGGTGAACAATGCATGAACTACCAATCTGGATAACCCCAATCTTGAAAAGGATCTCTTCTTTTTCTAGATTCCATTACCCTTTTGACAGTACACTCTTTGCATTCATATGCATATGCTGATGGGAGACCTTTTTTATTTTTACGAGTCATGTAAAATTCGGATATCAAATCTTTTTTCTGTCCACAAAATTTACAAACACGTTCCTTGAATAAAAGATGTTCTAAACTAAACTGATCTCCAATATCCATTAGTAGTTCCACATGTATCCAACTTCTTCCTGCTTGTCTCCATACTCCCAGAGATTACCATCTCCATCAACAAAGGTATCATCACCCATACCGTCATCCATAAAACCAAAAGGAGCCATGTCCTGTTCTATTTGATTACGTTGTTCATCATAAATTCTCCTTCTGATATCCTGGTCTGTCATCTCCTTAAAATATTCCTGCATGACTAACCATGCGAAGAGAACCATACACATTACAAGGTCATCATGATATCCTTCGTCTGCTTCCCATGCTTGCTTCTTCTGTACAAACGTAGTAAGTTCTTGGAAGATCTGGAAGTCATTGAATATTAATTTGTCTTCTTCAATAATAGCTTTGAGATTGGAGCAACCGATCTTCTTGACCGTTACACTCATCTTGACACCTAGTTGTGTTTTTGTTCCTGAGAATCCTTGCCCCACGACTTGACCCGCTCTACCGCGCATCGCACACATAAGTACGTTAGGATATTCAAGATCATAATTGAGAGTAGCAGCAATAGAATCGCCAATGTCATTTACTTCTACCAGAAC